TTTTTAATTTCTGGCATATACTAGTGTTTTATTTGTTTCGACTTACCTCTTAATATCTGAGTAATCTCTCCTAACTTAATACTTGATAACCTTAGCTTAGCTTGTCTAGTTGAAGCAAATTTTTCTTTTTTAGCTCTTCTAACAATCATTTCAGGAATATTAGATTTAGTTGATAATACACCGTAAGTAATTGCTTTGTACATTGCTTCTTCCGCAAATTTATGAACTTGCATTTCACCGTCAGTTCCAAGGCTATCGCTTATGTAGTCTAGTATTACAGTTTTTCCTGAAATATTAGAGCTAAAATTTATTTTTCCTTGCCTATCGTCAATGTAGAAAGATCCATTTACCTGAGCTCTTTGTGGATCAAGACCATATCTTTCGCCTTGGTTTGGCCAATAGATGTTATTTTCATAGTCATTAACGTTGTTGTTTTCCGAAGGACTACCAGCGTTATAGCTTGAAAAAGTTGAAGATAAACCAGGATTTACTTCTGACAAACTTTTTTTAGTTGTTGAGCTAAAAATAGATATATCGTCTACAGTAGCGGTGTCAAACAAAAGACTGTTACCGTAACCAGTAACACCTGAGTCCACGTGATCAATAATACTCATTGCTACTAAGTATATTGGTCCATCAATATTAGATAAATCTACAAAACCTTGGTCATAAGTTTTTTCACCAGTTTCTCCTTGAGTCCACTCTATATAGCCTAAGTCAAAATAGCTAGGATTAGCGTTGGTAGTTGCAGTATAATACGTTATACCGTTGGCAGTGTAGTCGTTCATGGATATTTCTTCTGACGGTGCTTGCGAAGAAAGTCCAACTCTTACAGTACTACCTGGCTTTGTAAAAGTACCGGCTTGAGAGTAGTTTGAATTTATTGAAGCCGCCGCTTCACCTGCGGTAATAGTTATGCTTGAGCTAGCTGTTGTTGTAGCGTTTGCTTTGAAAGAAACATTTTCTAGTTCAGAAGCATCTACTTGTTGGTATATGTATGTGCAAAATCCGTAAGCGCCAAAGTCTTCATGGTAAGCATGAGTTTGAAAATTAACAGCAGGATTTGCGGCTAAACTGTTTACTTTAATGCTAGTCAGCACGCCACCCTTAGCTGCTGGGTTTACAGTTTGAGCGCTGATTGTCCACTCGTCTAGTCCACTAGTAAAATCTGAGTTTGCAAATAAATTTTCGTTACTAGGAAACTCGTATGATCCATCGTCGTTTTGTAATACTTGAAAAGGATTTGAATTATCACTAGTAGGATACAAGCGGTGCTTTATTCCAGCGCTATCAACCCAACTTAACTTAGTGTAATTTACGTAGTCTCTAGGCAATATCATTGTTAAGCTAGGAGGAATTTCTATTTGCTGTGCTTTTATTGATTTAAAAACATCAAATGACATTTCAGCTAAAGCACGCTGAGCATGAAAACCTACTTCCAACTTGTTTACTTTAGTTATAACTTTGTCTTCTCCAACGTACACGAACATGAATTGATTTACTATGTCTTCCAAAGATGTAAACTGATACTCACCATGCTCGCTTGAAGTATTGTAATAACTATTATCTGTACCGTTTAGTAAACCCATTTAATTATGATTTTTTTTGTTGAATAATTTTTATGTCTTCTTGACCTGCAGCTGATGCAAGATTATAGTCTTTTATAGAAACTCCTGCTAGTTTTAATATTTTAATAACTAAAGTTGTTTGCTCCGACGAATGCAATTCAAAATCTTGCTTGTCGTCTGCGTCAGGATTCCAAAGCGCTACCGCTTCAACAACTACATAAGTCCATTTTGGAGCTTTTGGCTTTCTAACGTAATAAAGAGCAACTGTAGATACGGTACTATTTGTTGTTTTTAAATTTGGAAAAACTATAAATCTATTGTTTTGCCAATCGCTTGTGTAAACAGGAGTATCTACGTTAGGTTTAAGTAAAGGAGAATTAGCTACAAGTTGATATTCTTTTCTAGTAAGCTTTTGTATTCCAGCATTACCGCCGCCGTCCGATCTAGCGAACATAGCTATAGTTCTGTAGTGATCTGCAGGATATAGAGAATCATGCGTATCTGGCTGCTGAGGATTTTGATCGTCTAGCGTTTGGCTAGCTTCAAATAAATCTATTTTTTCCTGTAAAATAGACTCTACATCTGATATTGGATCATCGTTACTTAGAACTCTTTTGAATTGACTTAAGTCATAAAAGTATTGCTCAAATATTTCCATCTGAGCTTGGTTGGCAAATAAGTTAAACTCTTGTGGAGTAATATAACCTCTTTGTTCTTTATTAGCTAGCGCTAAAACTGTTTGATATACTGTGTCTACACTTACTGCCATTATATGTTTTTTTAATAGTTAAGCAACCACCCCGAAGAGTGGCTGCTCTACTATAAGATGATTACGCGTTAAAACGCTTTTCTATGTTGGAGTAAACCTCCATACCTTCATCAGTTTTAAACCAAGCGGCTAACGCTGAGTAAGGGTGTTCGTCAAATGGTACTGTCATTAACTTTCTATCGTTAGAACCCCAGTTAAAAGTTCTTTGATCTGAAGATAATTTTAATATACCCATTTCAGTAGCTCTAATACCGAAGTTTCTAAGAACTACGTTTTCGTCATTCACTAACTCTAAGAACAACTCTGGGTTTCTCTTAGCATATAATAGTAAATCTCTTCTAAGTTCTTTAGAACTCATGTCAGATACTTTAGATCCAATTTCTACTCTCATGATAGCTTCAGCCATGTCAATGTCAATAGATTGTGCTGCGTTTAAAGCTTCTATTTCCATTTCTAACCAAGCAATCTCACCTATTGCGTTTGCAACTGGCTTTTCTTCGTAAAACATTACGTCTCTATCTGGATGATATAAAGAAAGTAGTTTTTGTAAAATTGTTTTTTCTCTTTCAACAATTAACATTCCGTTTCTAAAAATAACGTGCTCTAGTCTTTGGTCACCTTTCATTTCGTCAACAAAAACAGTTCTTTGATTTTGGCAGTACTTAAGTTCTCTTTCGTAACCTGCATCTTCGTCAAACCAGTGTATGTTTGCAGATTTGATAGACCTTGATAAAGGCTTTTTATTACCTTTCAACCTGTAGATTCTATCTTTAATTTCCCAACCGTCTTCTAGAGTTTTGTACTCTTTTTCTTTTCTTTTTGGTTTTTCAATAACAACTTCTGTCATTTCATTAGTTGCTTGCATTTGAGGTTCTACCTCTTGTTTTGGTGCAGCTTTCGCTGCTGTTTGCTTTTTAGCCATGATATAATATAATAAAAATTAATAAAAAAAAGATCGAGGACCTAAGCCCTCGACCTTGATAAATATGCTTACTTCATTAACATGAAGTTGTTAGCACCTTGTGTAACTAAACATCTTTCAGATAAATAGTGAATTTGCATTGCATCCAAAGCAGAAGTTGTAGCTCCCACAGATCCTGTAACCCAAGTTTTCATTTTTCTGTTGTCAGTTTGTGAAGCACGGAAACGAACGTGTAAGAAAGGACGTTTAAGGTTCTTTCCTAAAGCTTGATCGTAAACTGAAGATACACCAGCTGGTACAATAACTCCACGGATAGCTGCGCTACCTGCTCTGTCGTTAATACCACCTCTTGTAGACTTGTCGTTTAAGTATTTCATGTCAGACTTATAGAAGTCGTAAGATCCTCTACGGAATCCAGAAAAACCTAAGTTTAATGCCATATCTTCAGAGTTGTCGAATACTCCGTAAGAAGTACCACCAGCACCATAAGAATTCATAGAAGCTAACATGTCATCCATTGCTAAGCTAGTAGCTCTGTTTACAAACATCATGTTTTCTTCAATAGCACCTTGCTTGTCAAACTCTGCTAGAATAGCGTCAAACTCAGCTAAATCAGTAGCAGCGTTAACACCAGTAACACCAGAAGTAACATTACCTCTAGACTCAATAGCAGCAAATAAACCTTCAGTACCAGAACCGCCAGCAGCAGAATCAGCAGCACCTCTAATTTGACCGTCATCACCGAAACCAATAACTGATGCAGCAGCAGATTTCTCAGCTTCTAACATAGACATTTCTAGGTAGTCAGTAAAACGAGCTCTAGTATCGCCTTCAGCCTTTAGGTACCATAGGTAACCATTTTGTCCTTCTTCACCAGAAACTTCAACCCAACCAACTTGAGACGCATCAGATCCAGAGATCTCGTAGTAGTCCTTCATTATAATTGGCTTGTTAGTAAACGACTTGAAAGTAGGAGTTAAAGCTGTTCTTTTGTCAGATTCAAATGTACCAGTCTTGTCAGTGTATTTTTGCCCTTTACCGTACTCAGAACCAATAACTAATACAGTAGCTGTACCGTCAGATAGAGTTGACAAAGCAGCTGTAGCATAAGGCTCAACTGAAACAATAGCAGAGTCTGGAGTTTCAACAACTAGTGCTTTAACTACAACGCCAGCTTGCGCTATTAATACAACATCGTTAGTTCTAATACCGTGAGTAGTAGTCAATGCGTTTCCGTCAATGTCAGTAGTAATTTCAAGTGTACCGTTAACATCACCATCCGCATTTACTGTACAAACGTAAGATAAATGTAATCTTGATTGCTCAGACCATACAACTTGATCAGCTGTCATTGCCTCTTCAGCACCTACTTGAGATAAAAATCCTGAGATAGTTCTGTTTCCAAAAATCTCAGCCTCTTTCTCCATAAGGTCTGGTAAATATTGTTGTGCCCAACCTGCTGTAGCAGCGGACGTAAAATCGATGTAGTTTGTAGATAGTGTTTGTTGCTGTGAAGCTGCAACACTATTTAAACTACCTCCTGCAGTAATTGCCATAATTAATTTGTTTTAAATTGTTAAATTATTTTTTGTTTTTAATTTTAAACTTAAAATCAGAAGAGTCACTGCCTAATACTTTGTATTTCATACCACCAGCTTCAAACTCTTTGTGAGATTGTCTTGGCGCCATGTCTACGTTCTTAGCTTTAGCAACGCTGTTTTTCAACGCGTCAGCCTTACCTTGTTCGTAAAAGTGGTTAGCAATAGAATCAGAATTCATAGCTGAGTATAAAGCTTTATGATAACCTTTAGCGTCTGACATTGTTCCATCTTCGTTCAAAAACTTTTTGACAAAGTTGTTAATGTCGCTTTGAGTATCTTTTACTTTTCCAGCTTCTTTAACGTTCACTCTATACTTTTTCTCTCCGACGTTATATTCAAAACCTTTGAACTTGTCGTTAAAAACTGATTCAGTCTTTTTTAAGAAAGTAGATTGTTCGCTTTTAATTCTGTTTTCATTAACTTCCGATTCCTTGTTGTATCGGTTGAAAAAATCTACAGCTTTTTGTTGCTCACCAGTGAGCTTTGATCCAGCTTTGATCTCTTCGTAATATTTAGACTTTTGCCCGTCTAAGTAGGCTTTCGCTTCAGCAACTTGCTCTTTCAAAGCGATTTTCTTTTTTCTAATATCTCTTTCGTCATCTATGTCCTCATCAAAAGAAAAGTTTTCATCCATTAAAAATGATCTTTCTTCTGCGTCTAAGTGAGGCTTAGTTAACCTGTAGTATTCTTCTAGAGCCTGAGTATTATCCATTTGACTATAGTCTTGGTTTAACCTAGCGTAGTCATTAATGTCACCGCCAGTTTCTTCTATGAAGTCAACTAACTTTTGAATATTTTCAGGTAGAGGCTTACCAGTAGCCTCGGCTTCAGCAACAGCTTCTTCAACTTGCTCTACAACCTCTTCTACTTCTTCTTCAGTTATTTCTTCAAGAACTGGTGTTTCTATTTCTTCTGTAACTTCTTCAGCTACAGGCTCAACCACTTCTTCCTCTGCAGCTTCTTGAATTGGTTGGCTTAAGTCTATTTTAATTACTGAATCATCTCCAGCACTTTCAAACTTACTTTCATCAACAACAGTTGTTTCTTCCACCTGTGTCGTCTCTTCAACTTGTTGAGTCTCCTCGTTTTTTTCTAATTCTTCTTGCATAATATAATATAATAATAGTTAATAAATTTTATCTAGGATCAAAACCACCTAAATCAAAACCTCCACTCATAGTATCATTACCTGCCGACTCAAAGTTTTTAGGTGCTTTTCCACTCTTTCTTTGATCTATAAGCTCTGATTGCTGTGAAGCTTGGATTTTAGTTCTTTCGTCTTTGCGATCTTCTTTTTCTTTTTCTTTTGATTTGACATTGTCTGTATCAGCAGATCTTAACTGCATGTTGTACTGAAACTCTATCTCCATCAATTCCTTCTTAGCAGCGATCTCTTGTTGCATTGTCTGCATCTCAAGCTGATTCTTCATTTGCTCTAGCTGCATCTTACCTTGATTAAAAGACTGATCTTTCTGAACTTCAAGCTGAGCAGCTGATTGAGCGGCTTGAGTATTAGACTGCGTTTGAGCTTGAATATTCTCTAGCTGTTTAGCTCTATCTTTTTGCTCTTTCTTTTTTCTTCTTATTTTCAATAGCTGATTAGCCATTTTTAAGCTTCTTATTTCCCTAAGGTCTATAGCGTCTTCTAGATCTATACTTTTTTGTTGAAGCGCCATTTGTATATTATTTTCTAATATTTGTTTTTGCTCGTCGTCTGGAGCAAGCTCAATAAATATACCAAAATCGTATAAGTGTAACTCAGACATTTCTTCTAACGTAGCAACATTGTGAGCACCTATAGCTTGTATAAATGCATTTTTAGTAGGAGAATACTCTAGCACGTCAGATATTCTTAGTGATAAACACTCTGCTAAATCAGCTGTTAAAAATAGACCAGCCTGTAATATATGCCTTGTAGCTGTATTACTATTGGCAGCAGCTAACTTCTGAACACCTACTAAAGCGTTTTTATCAGGAGTACTACCATCTCTAGCTTCATTAAGCCCAGTAGTATCTCTAATCATCTGCATGTAATAATTGTATGTTCCAATCAAACTCTGCATCTTAGCTCCACCAGATCCACTTGATATTTCTTGAATAGGTACTTTACCAGGGTTCATATCACCATCAGAAGTAAATGATCTACCTATAACAGAACCTGTTTGGAAGAACATATTTAAAGCTTCTTGTGGATTATAGTTTGTTCCGTTGCCCAAGTCTATTTCAGCTAAGCCATCAGCATCAAGGTAAACTCCATCTGGAACTAGCCTAGACATTACTTGCTGTAGTTTTAAATGTGTAAGCTGAATCATGTCAGCGAAACCTGTTATACGCTTAACTAGTGACTCTATCTTGCCGTTGTACATTCTAGGAGCAACTATAG